AGTCGGTTCCTTTCTCACATATTAAATTTATCGGTATAGCAGCCATCTGACAAATAAAGAACCCCTCACTATTTAGCGAGGGGGAACTTTGTTATTCTGTTGGAGGTGTTTCAGGTGTTTCTGTTTCTGGTGTTGGTAGCGGTTCAGCATTAACATCACCAGTTAGAATACCAAGGGTTTCTAGTCCACCTTGAAGTTTTGTACGATACTCTCTAAGACGAATGAGTTCTGTCTCTGCCTTAGAAATTTTCTCGTTAGCATCAGCAAGCTGTTTGGTAAACTCCTCTCGCAACTGTGCTGGTTCCATAGTAGGAGCCTTTGGTGTTTCAGTCATAATAAGTGATCGATCTTACTTATTTATTATAGCATGAATCATCGATTTTAGCTCAGCGAGTTCGGATTTTACCATCTGTAATTCCATATCAGAATATTTTGATCGAGCTCTTGCTGCTCTAATCTGATCAAATGATTTCTTATCCTTATTAATTATAGCACCAGTTTCTGAGTCTCTATAAAGACCGTCCTCACCTTCTACTTGGATATCCATTAGAAGGATGCTACTGCTCTTATATCTTGTAGTTTAGGTACGTATGATGGATTATCAGAATTCATAACAACCTTAACTGCAAAAGAAGTAAACTCAGGTAAATTAGAGATACTAAATGGAATCTCCTGATAAGAATCTTGCTTCTCAAAGAGACCAGATATTTCATTTTCTGGAGTAGCAGCCAACTCAATATCAGCTTTACCATCTACATTAAAGAACTTCCATTCAATATCATCAAAATTAACTTCACTTGATTCTTCTTTAATCTTATAAAGTATCTTGATATCACTGACGTTTCTTACATTAGCAGTAATCTTAACATCAATTGATGTACCAGGATTATCTAGAGAGATTTCTTTAGTAACATACTTAGCAATACCAGAAGTATTCTTAGAAGAATCTTCCGAAACATATCCTACACCATTTTGTAATGTTGCAGTTTTTACTTCCCACCAAGTTTCGGTATTAGCTTCTTGACCAACGAAACTAAGTAGATCAGTAACCCTGAATATATCATTCTGTTGATCTGCTGGATCCTTCTTCCTTTCATAAGGAGAAAGTGCTGTTACTTTAGAAGTAAAGTCATCATTGATAGGTTGTTTATTATTAAACAATACCAATTCTTGAGTCTTAGCATCCCATTCAACAACTGTACCACTAATCTTATCTAGATATAGATCATCAGTAGTATCTGAAGTTGTTGTTTGCTGTTCGTTGTATCGATTAACAGTTGTACCTACAGTAAATGTAGGTGTTTTAAGACTAGATCCAGCATCTGTAATTGTACAATTTAAAGATGTATCAGTTCCAAGTGTTAGTACTTCTCTTGCTTTAAAGGTTCCTTCATTAGTTACCTGAACAGTCATTGTACTTGTACCACTATCCCAACCTATAACAGTACCAGCACCACCAGCAATATCAGCAACCTGTGATGTAGCAGCTACAGTTGTACTATTGATAGCCTGAGGAACTGTTATAGCAGCACCACTATGTCCTGTTATAGCAAAGGTAACAATTGGATAAAGCTTTATAATTTGATTCTGTCTACCATATCTATTCTCATTTCCAGTAGGATTCTCAATCCTATTAGATATAGTCTTAACCGAACTAGTTCTGAGATCGATAACAGGAGATAGTGTTGATTGAGTAGATGAAAGATCTAACTTATAAACTAAAGAATTTGCAATATCATTTCTCAATGCATTAATTCTAGAAGCTAATACCTTCTGGTTTATGAAGAAATGTTCTTGCTTAATAAATGTCTTCTCATAATCAGATTGAGAATAAGAAGAATAGTTAACAGGACCACTATCTACAGGAACTATATTAGTTGTTTTAACGGATGATTCAATCTTTGTTTGTGGGAATGAAAGGTAACCAATATCAGCATACAATTTCTCATATTTCTTATTAAGAGAAATTAATCCACCCGATCCACCACCAATAGCATTAGAGCTTGCATTAGTTGTAGATACAATATTGAATGTATCAATACCAGAGTTCTCAACTGTGAACAATGTAGTATTCAAAGAAGATGCTGAGATACCACCAGTCTCTTTCAAACCTTTAAAGAATGCAAATGACTTACCAGTATCTTCAAATCCGTGATCTCTATGTGTAACTTCAATATACTTATTATTTCCTCTAAATCTCTCTAAGTCAGCACTGCTACTTGCTTCTGCACTTGTACGTATGGAACCAGAGTCCATAGTTTCATAACCTATGTTATCATTTGTTAACATAACACTAGCAGTCCTAGAAATATCAAACTCTGCTCTATTAAGCTCGAACTTAATATCTTCCTTGAGGTTCTCTGTCCAAGAATCCACATTCTGTGATCTATAAACAGAACCTAATCCTGGTTGTACTGTAACAGTTCCTGAACCTGCAGGTTCTCCAACTTCTGATGCCCAAACTTCATAATCAGTAGAATCTGTTTCAACAACAAAAGCATATTCTGTATCATTCTGTAGATATACAGGATAATCAAATGTAAACTCAGTTGGTACACTACCAGCAACATCAGTTACTAGATTAGTTGATACACCCATTCTAACAGCAGGTGTATCAATATCTACAACTGCTTCTACAGCAGCACCAGCATTACCAGAACCAGTACCAGCAATAACAATAGATGGAGCACTTGTATATCCAGAACCAGATATAGAAACTTCAGAATTGAATAACTTACCACCAGATATTCCTAATGTTCCAGTAGCAGTAGTACCACCTGGTAACTGTGGACTCTCAATAGTCATTGCTGCACTATCATAATTAGATCCAGCACTAATAACCTTAAGATCAACAACAGATCCAGAATCTTTAGCAATAGTAACAGATATTGTAGTGTTATTTGTATTATTTGCTAGAGTTATTGATGGAGCAATAAGTTGTTCCCCTGCTTGGAAAGAACTACCATTGTTATTAGATAAAACTAATGTATACACTTGATCTGCTGATACTGGAATCTTATCTGCAGCTCCTGGTAATACTTCAATACCAGTTCTATCAAATATTTTAAATATAGGTCCAGTAGCACCTGATATTTGTCCAGTTACAATCTCACCAACCTCAAGAGATGTTTCTTGTGATACATAGAACTTCAACTTTGTTTCAGGTGAAATAGTCTTCTCTGTACCAGGAACAATATAACTTCCTGGCTTACCACTTACTGTATTGGTAATATAAGTTCTTACAGGAACTTTAGATGCCTTCTTATTAAAGAAGAGTTTTAATCCTGTAGCAAATACACCACCATCATATCCTTCTACCTTAAATGTTTGTGCTAATGGACTTGGTTTCTTCTGTGTACTTGTATCAAGATCAATAATCTGCTTACCTTCATTAGACTTAAGATATGCAGGTAATGTTGAAACAATACTACCAGGATTAGCAGGTAGTATTCCAGTAGGATAGTATTTAACTTCAGTATATGTTTCTACAGTGTCTTTATTACTATCTGTAGAGCTTGAAGTAAATCTAATTGTTTTCTCACCAGTTGTGAATTGTAACTGTTCAGAAGTGGTATCGTAACTTGTATTGTAGATATAGTTATTCCAAGTAGTTCCTTGTGTTGGGGCATAACCATTAGGTATTATAATAAGACCACTAGCATTACCACCATCATCTGTGATAATATCAGATCCAAATGTTGATAGTGAATTACCAGGGATTCCTGTAAATCTTAGATCAGGATTAGTCCATCTACTAACACTTCTACCCTCTATGAAAGGATAGATCTTTGTATTAGGCTTCATCCTACGAACAGTAAACTTAACTGCTTTAGATCTAGCAAATTGCTGTAATGAAGTAGCAACAGCAGTTTCACCAACTAACTTTGTATTAATTCCTTTACCAGTCTCATTGTTTTGTGGACTGATATTAGATGAACTTGCTACATTAGCAATCTTAACTGTAGATGCTACTTGATCAGAATTGATATCGGAAAGAGGTCCAATATTAAAGAAGTTCTGATTTGATCCAACCCAGTTTACTGAATAAGAATTATACAAGCTTGAATATGCATCACGTACATTATTCTTAGCAAGGAATATAGTATAAAGTGATGTGTTGTTATCAGATATTAAAGGAGCATCTGTATTCTCATACCATGAATCTACAGGTGTATTGAGAGTTGCATCTCCAACATACTGAATAACAACAAATGGGTTAGGATTGATAGTCTTTGTAGCAAAGTTATTACTTAATAACTGTAAGTTAGTGTATGGAAGAGTAAGAACATCACCAGATCTTTGATAACCAGAAACTACTCTTTCATCTTCTTTTGTATTAACTTCAATTAAATCAAATGAATCTTCTTTAGACTGTGCTCTCAATACAGATTGTTTTGTATCAATCGAACACTTATAGTCTATAGACTTAAGGTTACCTACTTTATGAGTCTCGAAATTATCTACAACAAATCCACTCTTAAATCTTTCAAGTCCTATCTCATCCTTGATCTGCATATTTAATGCTTGCTGTTCAAGGACACTAAGTAGTGTATAGTATTCTAACCTCTCAACACGTTTCTCTAGCTTGCCGATATCACGCATTGTGTAACGCTTGTTATCAACAGGGATAACACGAACATCATTACTTGTTGTGGTATATGCAGGTATGTAAAGATAAGTTAAAGGTATAGCATCATCAATACCCTCTGGTCTTGATGGGTTAAGTGAAGAGTTACCTTCCTTAACTATAAATTCACCTTTCTTAGTTAAGAAGATACCATCAATTCTATCAAGATATTGATTCTGATAGAATGATATAGTGTAAGGTAGATTTGAATCTGATGCTGGACAACTAGAAACAACACCACCACTACCAGTAAACTCGTTGAAAGAAGACTCTGTATAAATTGACTTATCTTGGAAACCAGTAATAGTAGCTTCAGTATCAACCTTTGGTCTAAAGTCAATAACATCTCTAAGGTTTGTTATACCATATACAGATGAGTTAAATGTAGGAATATCATCAGCAGAAACACCTGCTTCATGTACATAAGAATCAACTACACAGAAATCACCCTGTGAATGATCGAAGTAATCAAATGATGCTAATAACTGACCAGCAGGTAAATCAAAACCAGGTTTAAGGACAATACGAGATACATCATATAAAGTATCACGCTGACCATCATCAAAAGTAAATCTACTAGTTACATCAGTACCACTAATTAAATTACCAGCAGTATCTACATTTGGAGGTGCAGTTGTGGAACCTTCATAAACATAGTTAAGTTTAATAACATCAGAATATGATACTGCATTAATTTCAGTTGCATTAATATCCTGTCCTCTCAAAGGAAGAACTCTATCTCCAGATGGAACAATTACAATCTGTTTGTTTTTAACAATAGTCTTCAACCTAGGTCTAGACTTAGTAATTTCTAATGTTGCTGTAAGCTTAAGTGTTGGATAATCAGTACCACCTGAAAGAGATCCAAAATAGTTATCAGGTAATGTTATACTAACGCTACCAGCAGTCAATCCACTAGCAGTATCAGTAGAAGTTGCAACATCTACAGCAGAAGATGGAACATATACAATATCACCAGTTTCTACAGCAGTTGCATTTCCTTTTTTGAGAACAGTAAGAATAAAATTGGTTTCTCTAAACTCTACAAATTTCTGTGTACCAAATTCTAACTGTGCCTTAAATGTTACTGTTCCACCAGTAGAAGATGAATCCAATACAAAATCTTTTCTTTGATAGTACTTAATAGCAGTATCATCAACATTCTTAACTAATGATTTAATCTGCTTACTACCAGTCGGGAATATTAGAGTAGATTTAGATCCATTCTCAATCTTTGGTCTTACTCTTAGTACAGTTGTACTACTTATAGTAGAAGGAAGTAAAGAATCTAAGTATATTCTTGATTTCTTAGTTCCTTGTGGTGAAGTTGCTTGCTGTACTATTGCCTGAATAAGGTTGTTGTTTGCGTCACTGAACTGGATCAAATCTCCCTGTACAAGACTCTTCGATGCATCACCACCAAAACCTGTACACTCAACATACTGATTACCCTCTACACCACTAAAACTGAAGTCAGTTATATTAGTACTAGTAACATATTTCTCTCTAAACAACTCAACATCACTAGTGAATAGATTAGGTGCTAAAGCTCCTTCAGGTGCTACACCAAACCTAGACCACATAGACTTAACATTCTGTGGTGTGTATGTTTGTACGACATTCTTAAACAATACAGCACGTACTATTGCTTCATTACCAGCAAC